AGCCAGTAAAAGCATTTAAGTATCAAGATCATGAAGCTCATATTAGAGTTCATATGGCAGCAGCTAATGATCCAAAGATAAAACAAATTGTAGGGCAATCAGCATTTGCGGGCGCAATACAGGCAGCTTTATCTGCAGACATAACAGAGCATGTGGCATTTCAATACAGAAAAGAGATAGAGAAAAATCTTGGTGTTTCTATGCCTAATGAAGAAAAGCCACTACCTGAAGATGCAGAAGAAGAACTTTCAAGAATAACTGCAGAAGCAGCAGAAAAGTTGTTAAAATCTAATACAGCTGAAGCTCAACAAGCACAGGCACAAAGACAACAACAAGATCCATTAACTCAAATACAACAAAGAGAGCTTGCCATAAAAGAACAAGAGCTTGAACATAAGAAACAAATGGACATGGCTAAATTAGAACTGGAAGCTCAGAAAGCGATGATGAATGATAAAAATCAAACCGAAAGACTGGAGTCTGAAAACAAGAGAGAAGGTGCGCGGCTTGGTGTTGCCCTTACGAAAAATACTACAGACGCTGAAATTCAATCTGAAAAGAATAAAAACGAAGCTATTTCAGAAGGTACAAAGATTGCGATAGAAGTAGCAAAAGAATTAACTAATGAGTAAAAATGAAACTATATACACATACATTATCAAAAAAGTTCAGGAAGAAATAGATGTTGTCTCTGACTATCTTTCATCCGGCAGACCTAAAAACTTTGAGGAATATCAAAGACTTGTCGGTAAAATTGAAGGCTTGTCAATTTCCAAAGAACTGCTGCAGGAAGCAGAAAAGCGATTTATTGAGGAATAGGGGTTCCAATTATGTCAATAGTTGTGTATATTTAAAATAAGAATATTCAGGTATAAAGCCTGCAAGGTGACTGTGAACCTAAATCACTGCAAAAAGGACCAGAGATGTACTCTGCAGAAAAAATAGAACTAGACGAAGACACTACTCGTAAATTACCTGAACCACAGGGTTACAAACTATTAATAGCAATACCAAAGTTAGAAGAAAAAACTAGTGGTGGTGTTATTATTCCAGACAAATTAAAAGGAATGGAGCAAACAGCCTCTATTATAGGATTGGTCATAGCTTTGGGAAAAGCTGCATATAATGATGCAGATAAGTTTCCAGATGGACCATACTGTAAAGAAGGTGATTTTGTAATATTCAGATCATATTCTGGAACAAGGTTTAAGCTCAGAGGTGAAGAATTTAGATTGATCAATGACGATACAGTTGAAGCTGTGGTTGATGATCCTAGAGAATATACGAGGGTGTAATGGAAAATACAGCAGAAAAAATAGAACAAGAAATTGATATGTCTAACGATCCTATAGAAATAGAAGAGATCGATGACACACCAGAGGCAGACAGAGGAAAGCCTAAGAGAGCAGAAAATACAGAACCTCAAATACCAGATGATGACGAGGTATCTAAATACTCAGGTGATGTACAAAAAAGAATTAAACAACTCAAATATGAGTATCATGAAGAAAGAAGGCAGAAAGAAGAAGCCGCCAGAACTAAAGAAGAAGCAATTAGCGCAGCATCTAAGCTTCTAGAAGAAAATAAAAAATTAAGAAAAACTCTTGATGACGGTGAGGGTGTTTTAGTTGAGCAGGCTAAAAGCAGAGTTCAAGCTCAGTTAGATCAGGCTAAACATAAATATAAAGAAGCATATGAGGCAGGCGACCCTGACAAGTTAGTTGAAGCACAAGAAGAATTAAGTGCAGTACAAAACGAAAAGTTCAGAGTAGAAAATTACAAGCCTCCTGTAAGAGCAGAAGAGCCTGAAGTGTCTCCTCCACTCAATCAGGCTCCTGCACAACCACAAGTGCAAGCTCCTACTGGAAGAGATAAAGAATGGCTTGATTCTAATAGTGACTGGTTTCAAAAAGAGGGTCATGAGGATATGACAGGTTACGCAATGGGCGTACACCAAAAACTAGTTAAAGCAGGAATTAACCCTAAACTAGATACAGAAGAATATTTTAAAAGAATTGATGATGCTATGGGAAAAGCTTTCCCAGATCATTTCCAAAACAAGCAGAATGTTGAGACAGAAGAGGTAGAAGCACCTCAACGACCTGCTGGTAACGTGGTTGCCCCTGTTAATAGAAGTGCAAAAAAACCACGCAAAGTGCAGCTAACCTCCACCCAGATAGGACTCGCTAAACGTCTGGGAGTTACACCTGAACAATATGCAGCGCAACTATTGAAGGAGTCAATATAATGGCTAATCGTGACCCACGCACACTTGAGACAAGAGATACATCAGAACGTAAGGTAACTTGGAAACGAGCTAATGCTTTACCAGACCCCGATCCACAAGAGGGAGTAGAATTCCGTTGGATTCGCACATCAACACTTGGTCAGAATGATAATACTAATGTTTCATCTAAATTTCGTGAAGGTTGGGAGCCAGTAAAACTAGAAGATCACCCAGAACTTAAAGTTTTACCAGATGTCGATTCCAAATTTAAGGGTAATGTAGAGGTTGGGGGACTGTTACTTTGCAGGAACTCAAAGGAAAACATGGATGCTCGAAGGGAATATCATCAGCAAAAAACTGCTAGTCAAATGGCAGCCGTTGATAATAATTACATGAGAGAGTCCGATCCACGTATGCCAGTACTCAGACCAGAGAAAAGCACACGCAAATAAGAAATAAATTTTAACTTTTTTTAAATGAAGGAGACAGTATATGTCCGCAACAGCAGCTCCTTTCGGTTTAAGACCAGTTGGAAATCTTTCTGGAACTTACAATGGTTCGTTCCGTCAGTATCCAATACTGAGTACTGAATCAACAAGGATTTGTTTCGGCGATCTAGTCAAATTGACAGATGCTGGAAGCACAACCACTATCCAAAAGGATACTGGTACTACATCAGCAACACCTATAGGAATATTCTTAGGTTGTCGCTACACTGATCTAAGCACAGGTCAAACACAATTTAGTCAGCAATGGTCTGGCACAGCTCATACTAATGGTATGGTTTATGTTTGTGATGATCCAAATGTATTGTTTGAAATACAGGCAGACGGCAGTGTGAATGATGATGATATCGCAGCTAACGCAGCTTTAGTACAAGGAACATCAAATGCAACTTTAGGTATTTCTAGAGTATCACTTGATATTAGTACTGCAGCTAATACAGCGGCCTTACCAATAAGAATCGTAGACTTCAAAGGCGGTTTTGATGGTGATGAAAAAGGTACATCATTTCCTATAATGGTTTGTAAGTTTAATACAGGTCATCAACTTGGTATCGGTGTCGTTTCTGGCAACGCTCCATCAGCAGCTTAATAGGGAGATTGAACTATGGCTATTTCAAGAGCGCAACTCCTTAAAGAGTTGTTACCGGGTCTAAACGCCCTTTTCGGTCTAGAGTACCAAAAGTACGAAGACGAACATGCAGAAATCTATGACGTTGAAAATTCAGAGCGTAGCTTTGAAGAAGAAGTCAAGTTGTCAGGATTTGGTGCAGCACCAATCAAGCAAGAGGGCGCAGCTATATCTTACGATACAGCTCAAGAGTCTTTTACTGCTAGATATAACCATGAAACTGTTGCAATGGGTTTTTCTATCACTGAAGAAGCGATGGAAGATAACTTGTATGACTCACTATCAGCGAGATATACAAAAGCATTAGCAAGAGCTATGGCTTATACTAAGCAAACAAAGGCAGCTTCATTGCTTAATACAGGTTTTGACACTTTCACAAGTGGCGATGGTCAGTTCTTATTTGATACAGATCACCCAACTGTGCAAGGTGGAAACAACCGTAACAGACCAACATCTGGTGCTGACTTAAATGAAACTTCACTAGAGCAAGCCGTTATTGATATTGCAGCTTTCGTAGACGAAAGAGGCTTATTGATTGCAGCTAGACCTAGAAAGTTAATCATTCCACCGGCATTAATGTTTGTTGCTACAAGAATTCTACAATCAGAATTAAGAGTAGCGACTGCAGACAATGACACAAATGCATTAAGATCAAATGGGTCAATCCCAGAAGGCTATTCTGTTAATCACTATTTAACAGACTCAGATGCTTTCTTCTTGACTACAGATGTTCCTAATGGAATGAAGATGTTCGTAAGAACACCTATGTCAACTGCAATGGATGGAGATTTCAACACAGGTAATGTAAGATACAAAGCCCGTGAGAGATATTCATTCGGTGTATCAGATCCATTAGGTATGTATGGATCACCGGGTGCATAAATAAAATAATATAGAGGGGCGTAAATCGCCCCTTTACTTTTTCCCTTAACAGTTACATGGTGTAACTGACACTTGCCAAGATAAGGAGATTTACATGGCTAATACAACTTTTAACGGAGCAGTCCGTTCCGAAGGTGGATTTACATCCATATCTAAAAATAGCACAAGCGGTGCTATCACAACCCTCTCAAGCATTAACTCAAGCGGTGTGTCATCATTTGACGCAAACACACTTTCTGTAGAAGCAGGTACAGGTATAACAACTGGTACTGGAACTATATATAAAACTGCTGTTCAAAGAGTTGGTGGAATTATCACAACAAGAATTTTAATAGACCTAACAGGTTTAAGATCAACAGGCTCTGGTGACATCATTGGTGTTAACGGAACTGCATTGGTTTGTCATATTGGTCAGATAACTGCTGCTCAAAATGGTACAATCTTAACAGGTAGTATGGAATGTTTTGAAGCACCAGCAGGTGGCGATCCAGACATTAACATACACTCTGCAACAGAAGGTACTGGTGTAGAAGATGGTGCTATTGGTGATTTAACTGAAACATTAATGGTTAACGCAGGTGATGCAACATTAGGAAGCAAAGTTTACTTTGAAGCCGTTCCAGCCGCTGATCAATTCTTATATCTAACAACAGGTGCTGCAACAGATGCAGATTACACTGCTGGTAAATTATTTATAGAATTAATGGGCTACGCAGCTTAATTATGGGGGCTTGTCCCCCATCTTTTTAAGGAGAGAAATATGTCAGGTCGATCAGACACCAAGGCATTTAATATTAATCAAGGTGACTCTGCTGCTGTTCTAGGTCCTCAAAGGTCTAGAATTAGGCAGGTTGTTATATTTGGTAATGCTGCTGGTGTATTAACAATAAAGGATGGATCAGGTGGAGAAACTTTATTACTTCAAAGTTTTCCTACTGGGTTACATACACTGAACTTACCGGATCAAGGAATATTAGCTGAGAGTGGTGCTTATATTCATGGATTTACTGGTTCAGGTAATAAGTTAACCTTGTTCTTGTCATAATGGCTACTAAGGGAACAATGAAAGGTCACACAATAGGGGGCGGTCATAAACGCCCTACTAAGTTAGGCGCAGGCATGACTAAAAAAGGTGTGGCCAAATATCGCAAAGATAATCCCGGATCAAAACTAAAGACAGCTGTTACTGGTAAAGTAAAAAAAGGTAGTACTGCAGCCAAGAGACGTAAGTCTTACTGTGCTAGATCAGCAGGACAAATGAAACAATTTCCTAAAGCAGCAAAGAATCCTAATAGTCGTTTAAGGCAAGCTAGAAGAAGGTGGAAATGTTAATGGAGAAGAATGTTCAGTCTTTGCAAATAGAATTTGCTGAATGGAAATCCAAACAAGACTATCTTGTAAAGCATGTTGATGAGTTAAGAGCAGACATGACAGATATTAAGAGAGCAGTCTTTCAAGCTAAATGGATGTTGATTGGCGCTTTAGCAGTGATAGCTGTAACTAATACAGGAGCGGTAACTGAATTGTTATCGTTACTTAAATAATGATATCAAGAACTACAATGAGCAAACAAATGAAGGGAAATAAAATGGCATTACCAAAACCAAGGCCAAAGGCAAAGAAAAAAATAGGTGACGACTTTGTTGCTGGAGTTAAAAGTTTCTTTACAGGTTCTAAGAAAAAAGTTCCTGACAGCAAGAAAAGCCCTATTAGAAAACTAGCTGATGCTAAAAAAGCTAAAAAAGAAAAAACTCTTAAATCTCAAAAAGAGTCTACAAAATTTATAGGTAAAAAAGCTAATGCAACTGTAGATCCTCGTATAGTAAAAAAAGCTAAACCTACAAAAGGTCCTGTAGTTAGCAAAGAACAGCTAAAGAAATCAGGGTTAAGTCTTCGTGATTACATGAACTTTCAACAAGGTAAAACTAGAAAGAAAGGTCCTGTAGTTCCTAAGAGAGTTGCTCCATCAGCTGGTGCTGGTAATGTTAAAAGAGGTGACAAGAAAAGGAACGTAGTTGTTAAGAAAAGATACGGCGGCTCTATGAAGAGAGGCAAGTAACATGAAAAAGAAACCTGTAATAAAGAAAAACATA